TTAAATATCATGCCTATCCACCTTTTTACAGTTGCTATTAAACCCATTATGCGCTATGCCCTCTTCTCATCGCCATAGGAGATATAGCATACCGCAAAGCGTCGATCCAGTGATCGTTGCCATCCGGGTAATCTGCAATTACCTCCCCATTGCTGTCTACTTCATGTTCATATTCTATGATTTCCTTGTATGCCCTCGGCGTTCTGTCCGGGTCAATAACAATCGTCCGGCATTGCAGCCACTCAAAGGTGTACTTCCGGCTCCCCGGCGTTACAATGGCGTTTCGGGCAGGGATCCCGGCATCCCGAAGGTCCACAATGCTCTCCTGTTCATCCACGCCGCACATCAGCGCATAGTCGTCGTATCCCTTGTCTTTTATCATCTGCGCCATATCTGCGTTCCTTATCTTGCATCCGCCCAGCTCATCCAACAGTACAATCTTCTCCTTATTCGACACATATGCCGCCCGGATAAAGGCTTTCGGGTCCGGATACCATCCGAAGTCTTGCCCTTGATAAATTGACTGGTATTTCTGGATCTCCTCGTCGGTTATCGTGCGGATCTCCAGCATGTCAAAGATATTTGTTCCCAGTCCCACAGGCTCGCCCAGGTACTCATGCCTGTACGCCCGCTCATTTGTGGCTCTTAAGTGCTCGGCGTCGGATATAAACTGTTCGCCCAGCCAGTCAGCCGGAACGCTGGTGTAATCGCTCTTGTGGTGGTAACTGTCCTCTCTCGGCTCGTTAACATACACATTCGCCCAGTTGCTCCGGCTGATCGGCGGGTTGAAGGATTTAAATACTACAAACTTGCTACCTCCACGGAGAACAGACTGCTGTACTGTACGGATTTCTTCAATCCCGGCGAACTCGTCCAGTTCCTCAAACCAGAGGTATTTAAAATACCCTCGGCTGGTCTTAATGGACTTTGTTTTCTTCGCCTTGTCCAGTCCCCGGAAGATGATCTTCTGCCCGGTGGGCTTATACACATACTGCATAGGGCTGACGCTGGGCGCCCACAGGTCATTGGCTCCCAGCGCGTCAATCGCCCATGCAATTTGTTCAAAGACGGATTCCCGAAGGGTATTGCCAACCTTACGGAATACTACCGCATTGCTGAAAACTTCGTCCTTTGCGTCCTGCATCATACCCAGGACTATCTCAACGGATATGAATGAGGACTTGGTTGAACCTCTCCCGCCGTACAAATTGTAGTAGGTATGCTTCCCGTCCAAGATGTCCCAGTGGACAGGGTAAAACGCGGGGGCTATGATGTCGGTAAGGTTTACTGTGTTCGTCTGTTCCATGCTTTTATCACAGTCTCTAAAGTGCTTCCATTCGGTTTTCCTTTGGAATAGCCATCAACTAAGCACTTCGACGTTGCGCCGCACTCTCTGCACACAACCCTTACCCCTTCGTTGATATGTACAACTGCTTTTCCCCCGCAAAACGGACAATTTTTTAACATTGTCAAATGTTCCTTAGGCAGCCGCTCTTCCACCGAAATCCAGCCGTCTTTGGTAGGTACATTTGTGCCCTTGCCATCATTTATGTGCTTTTCGATGATATTGCGGCACATATCCACCGCTCTATTCCATTCAAGGTCTTCGTCTGTTTTTACAACCCGGTATTTGTTTAATAACTCTTCCAAAATCTCCCTTAACATTCACTATTCCTTCCCCGGCCTCGGTATGTTATTCACAATAACGATTCCGCCGGTATCTGTGTTCTGTGCCACATCAACCTTTCGCTTTGCCAATTCAACAGCGGCCTTTGTTCTCTCCGCCAGCGGTGCGTCAAGTCCGAACTGGTCTTTCACCTCGCCTCGCATGACAGACGTAAAATACCGCATTACTTCCGCAGCAGAGGCGATACGGCTGTCCTCAATCTGTTTCTGCCGTTCTTCGATGTATTCAATTATCTGAGGCTTTCTCAGGTTTTCGGAGCCTGTGGCGTATGCCGCTTTCTCCTTATACCCTGCCCGCTTCGCCGCCTCTGTCGCATTCCCGCACTCTATATAATAATCCGCAAACGCCTTTTGCTTCGGTGTTAGCATTTTTTCACCGTCCCTTCGACTGCTCCCATATATCTGTCAAACATTTCACCACCTCAATCGCGCTCGCCGTCCGTAAGATCTCGTAGTCCCTCATCCTCCATCCGTTCCGCCCGTTTTGAAGTGTAGGTGTTGTTAAGATCCACATCGTTATCATCCTGTCCTGCTCTTCGCTGTAAAATTGGCTGGTAGAAATTTTGATTACGAGCCCCGTGGACAGTATGGCGCGCTGAAGCTTTTTCATGACAGCATTACAATTCATATCATACCCCATACAGTTATTATTCTATTTTACCATTCTTGTTTCCTGATCCGCGTACCCCTTTTACACAATTGCATGTCCTTCCAGTATCATATAGCTGTTGTATAGATATATCGTTTTCCTGCGATACCCATAAAAATCTTTCCTCCCGATAGGGATGTTGCATATCTTTGAGATCTATCGGCTGTTCTGTATACATGTTACTCATCCTTCCACATGTCGCGGAATTTATCAAAAAACTCATTCACGGCCTTATTCATCTCTTCCATCTCTGGTATCGTTTCATTTTTTTTCTTACATGCTTCTATCATGCCAACGTAAAGCGTTTTTTTCATGATACTCTTCGCATCTTCATACGATACCCCAGCATCTAATAGGCTTTTCGTTACCGACGCAGACGCTACTGCAAAATCTCTAAGGACGTTCAACCCCGTCCCCATAATTCTCACTTTGCCATCTTCTGATAAAATCATTGCATTCTCTCCATTCCCGCCTTATACTAAAGGCGTAATATTTTTCATTGGCGCTGGTACTTTGGTCGGTTCAGCGCCTTTTTCTTTTCCGGCTTCTTAATTCTTCTTCGCGTGCCGCGCACAGCACTGTTGCCACAAAGCAGCCGGCGGCGGCGACCGTCAGTACCGTCGGCGTGATCATCATGCCAAACGTCTCCCACATGATCAGGGCTGCCATGACCAGCGTTGTTCCAGCCATCATACATATATCAGACTTGTCCATCTTCACTTTCATCTCCTTTCCGGCTGGATAATCGCCCACCTCAGCGCCGCAGCTGCTTCGGCATCGCTCTTACCTCCTCCCTTTCTTTTTGCTGTACCATACGGATGCTATTATCAGTAGAGTAAGCTCAACCGCTGCCCCTACTATTACTCCGCACCAAAACGGCGATATCCACACCATTTCTCACCTCCTCTCCCGAACATCTGCAAAATCTCGTCATCTGTAAAATGTAATACCCTGTCGAGCGCCCATATCTCTCCCAACCGGATTGTTTCACCCTCTGCTTTCCGCTTTACGAGGGTGTTTCTGTTAATGATGTTCCGGCGGTCAAGGTCCTTTCCTGTCAGCCCGCTGCGTGCCAGTCCAACATTGATGACGCGCCGGACGGCTTCTTTGCGATCTGCATACACCCCAAGTGCTTTTGTTTTCGGCATCTCTTTCACCTCCACATCCAATATAGATTTGATAAAATCAGCGCGGCCATCGTGATTTCCCACGCTATGCGCCAT